TTAAAAAGATTTATTAAATCCTAAAGTAAACTTTCTTCCTTCTTGACTAAACCCATGAGGTGATTCATAATTTTCATCAAACAAATTTAACAAACTAACACCAAAGTCTATACCGTAATAATTATATCCAAGATTTAAATCTAACAAATGTGTTTCAGGCATTGTTATAGTTGACCAATTAGAATTATGTACATCTAAATGTCTGCCTTTATATTTGTAATTAGTAGTTATAGAAAAGTTATTTTCTAATTCTTTTGTATGCATAAAACCAAGAGACCAATTAGGTCTTCTTAATTGTACTACATCAATCTTTTTACTATTTAAATGACTAATAAAAAATTTAGAATTTTCTTGATTATAACTAAACTCTATACCGTCAGTATTTAAATCACCAATATCATTTTTAAATATAGTTGTTGCAAAATTATTTTTAGTTAATGTTAACTCTTGTGATTCTCCATATTCAATAGCAGTCCATGTTGTCTTATCTTTATAACTTGTTGATGTACTACCACTTATACTTAAACCATCTTCTATCTCTTTAAAGAAACCTAATTTATATGTTTCATGTTCTTCATCAAACCTATGATGATATGAAAATATATTATGTGAAAAATTAAAGAAGTATCCTAGATTATGATGTTGACTTGCTAAAGATTCATTATGTTTGTAATCAAAGCCAAAACCATATTTTTCTTTTTGATGTGTTCCTCTTACTGTATAGTTTTCACTTTCATAATGAGAGTCGTCATAGTCTCTATCATATTCGTGTGTATGAAAAGTTAAACTGTTATTTAAATAATCAATACCTGTTTGTAAGGCAAAGAAAGTATTATCTGCCCATTTACCGTCTTGTATAGAAACACTATGACCATCTATATCAGAGAAAGTGTTTCTTGCAAACCAAGATGTTCGCCAATGTACAAGATCGTACCATTTACTTACATTAACACCTATTGTTTTATTATTTGTTCCATCTTTTTCGTCAGCGCCTGATAAAGCAGAAACGTTTTGTGACTTATGTTCGCCAGCTGAAATAGATATATCAAAGTCATTTAATCTAGTATAGTAATTACCACTAATAGTTTTATCATTACCGTTACCACCAATACTTAATTTTTTATCATAATCTACAGTTGTTCTAAAATTAATTGCACCACCAACAGCGTCTGCTCCCCAATGAGCACCTTGTGACCCTTTGTATACATCTATTTGTACAACATTAAACATAAAGTCTTGACCAACATCGTGGGCGCCTGTAGGTGTAGAGTAGTCATTGATTGGTATTCCATTTAATAATACTAATGTGTGATTAGAATTAGTGCCTCTTAAAAACACCGATGATTGTTGACCTGTAGGACCTGATTGAGTTATGTCTAAACCTTGAACATAGTTTAATACTTTAGGTAAATCAATTAGATTATACTTTTCAATTTCAGATTTTTTAATTGTACGTGTAGGTGTTATCTTATCACCTAATGCGTTTGAGTTGTTTATGTTTGGATATATTGTAAGACAAGGAATATCATCATCCCATTTACAATCGTCTTCTTTGGAATAGGCAACATTAGCCCATACCAAGATTAATATAAGAATTAATCTTATCATGTTGAGTCTCCTTGCTCGTTGTATGGCCTAGGTGGCATTCGGAGTATAACCGTATCAAGTAATCTGAACGAATTTCACGTCACTTTCCCACTACGCTTTTAGGCCATTGTTATATACTATATAGTATACAATATTTTATCTAAAATGGCAACTTTCCGAATATAAATAACTGTATGGCTGGCATAGCAAACTTAACGATAGACCAAGGGTCTAATTTTACATACGATTTAGAAGTCACTAACGCTGACGGTACAGATTTTGATCTTACTGGTTACACAATGGTGGCAAAAATTGCTAAAGGATATTCAACAACATATCCTAGAGTAGTATTTACTTGTACAGTAACAAATCCTACAGAGGGTGTGGTAACTATAAGTTTAACTGCCGATCAAACAAAAGCTTTAGTAGCAGGCCGTCATGTATTTGACGTTGTAGCTACTCACGCTGATAGTACTGTTACTCGTTTATTAGAGGGTATTGCTATCGTAACTCCATCTGTAGTCAGAGCTTTTTAAGCAAGATATTCAAACATTGCTTTATTCATTCCTTTAGTCACAAGTTTAAACTGTGCTTTAGTCAGAAAGTTTTCTAAAGTAGCCCAATTTAAACCACTTATATCGTCAAAAACCCATATAGTTTGATCTGCTTTTCTTTGATTAAAGAATACTGCTTCTTTTAAAACACTTTTTGTATCATGTGGACCGTCAAAGTGTATCATTTCATATTTGTCTATCATTCTTTTATATTCATCATAGACAGGATAACCATTAGCAAAACTATTCATAAATTCTGAATCTTCTAGGTTTACAAGATGAAACTCTGGATAATCTTCAGCAAAATTTATTAATGTAGTTTTTCTCATTAAATTATCATAGTTAAATTTTCTGGCTAATACACTATCAGAAGCTGCATAGTCAATATTACCATATGGATCAACACCTAAATGAACAAGACTAGTTTTAGGATGATAATGTCTATATGCGTCTATAATAGTTTTACTTCCTAAACCTAGTCTAACACCGATCTCCATACTTTGTCCAATAGGATTTTTTAATCTTTGTACTGCGTCTGCTAATGAAGTATACTCTACACTATCACCAGTAAATTTTTCTCCTTCATTTACTTCTAGTGCATATTTTCCAGTTTTAGGATCAATACCTGGATATACTCTCTTAACATCTTTTGCAGTCTTATCAATAAATCTAGTATCTTTAACACCTTTGCCTTCAACCTCTGTTACATATGTTGTTGTATCGTGGCCTAAATCATTTACAACTGGTGTTTTTTCTTCAAACATATTACGATTGTCCATAATTTGTCCTACTTCAAATGTGCTGTTACCTGTGTGTCTACAACGTATTGTAGTATCTGCCCATATTTTAAAACCTTTTGCTCTTGCTTTTCTACAAAAGTCAACATCTTCGGATAATGTATTGTTATGATCAAGTGCTGAATGATATGTGTATTGAGGATAACCAACTTCTCTAAATACTTTTCCTTTAATAAGGGCACAACCCATACCACAACCAACTATTTCTAAAAACGGAGTATCTTTAACTTTTACAAAAGGAATACGTCTAGAGCCACCATTGTTAGCGGCTTCATAAATTTCTAATGAGTGTGTTCCTGGTATTCTTTGAATATAAAGACCTGATACAATATCTACATCATGTGCTAACATTTTAACTAGTGTATCTTTATCAAAAGATATATCACTGTCTACTGAAAACAAATAATCATAATGTTCTCCCCATTTAGCAATTAAATTTCTAATTTGATCTACTTGATAACCAAAGAAAAATTGAAATTCAACTTTGTATCCTTCTGGTACTGTAAGATCATATATTGCTTTGTATGTTTCTGGTTCTATATACTTGTTTGTTGGTATTGCTATTAATATTTTTTTCATTGGTTAATTATCCTATTCGCATTTTTTGTTTGTTCATCACCGTTAATTTTATAATCGTTTAAAGGATTTATATCATTATAATTATAGACTATATCTGATACAACTTTTACCTTGTCTGGATCGGCTTGTTCTATAAGTGAGTAAAATATAGAACCGTCTCCACCGGCTTTGTACCAGTTTTTGTTTTCGTCTTGGAAATTACTGTCATCAATATCATTTAAAAGTCCTGCTTTAAATGTTCTCAAATGTGTGTATGGCATATTCCAATTAAATTTGTATTTTCTATATTCTTTCTTTTGTTTTATTTCCTCTGGATAGTTTTGTGCTATCAAAGGTATTCTATCAACCATTGAGTAACAAGACCCATAGGTAAATTCTGTAGTACCGTCATAAAGATTATTGTAAAAGTGAAGTATCTCATTATCATTTATAAAAGAATCATCACCATCTAAAAACATAACAATGTCATCTTCTTTACAATATTTTCTTATAGACTCTATTTGATTTCTAACAGCGCCTTTATTTTCTTCATTACGAATCACTTTTATTTTATCACTTTCCCACCTTTTGGCAATGTTATAAGTGTTATCTGTAGAAGCGTCATCAATTACAATCATTTCATAGTTATCATAATCTTGTGAGACAACTGATTCAATACAGTTGTTAATATATCTTTCAGAGTTGTAAGTAGGAGATATTATAACTATCTTTTGTTCTACTTTTCTTGGTAAATAATTTTCTTCTATATTAGTAAATCTTCTACCAAAAACTTTTTTAACTCTAGAATTTATATGACATACTTTTCTATATTCTTCTTTTGATAAGTAATTTCCTAATTGTCTATATAGATGTTGTTTCCACTGTAAGGCTACAGAGTCCCAACCAACAACTCCTTTAATTTGATTACAAGCATATTGTTTTTGTTGGTGTAAATATCTATTATGGTGAGCCATTATTACGGTGTGGACAAATTTTTCTACTTGTCTTTCTTTAGGTATAAATGGAAATAAAGAGTTTGGTTCTATTGCATAGTCTATCATATAACAAGCTTCACTAACTGCTGTTTCTTCTAAAGCACCAAAACGTGTACCGATGATAGGTGTATTATATGCTATTGCCTCTAAAGATGATATACCAAATGTTTCAGGAAAAGCACCTGGAAATAATTTGTAACTTGCTCTTTCTAATATATCTGCTATTTCAGATTGTTTTATAACACCTGTAAATTCTATACCTAAATTTTTATTTTTAGGATCATTTGACATTTTAGTCCATTCTTTTCCTTGAGCGTCTAACTCTTGTCCTGGAAAAACATAAAAACCACCAATACATATTAGTTTAGCTTCAGGTATTTTTGCTTTTATTTTTGGCCATATATCGTTAACTAAAGGTGCCATACCTTTTGTGAAAGCTGCATTGAAAACATATAAGTGTGGATCTTTCTTTCTTATATCAACATCATTTTTATAAGTTACTATTCCGTTTCTAGTTTGAAAAAATTTGTGTTTTAATACTTCCATGTTTCTTCTTTTACCATGGTCACAATTCATTACATAAGTTGAATGAAAATCTGATAAAGTAAATACTTCATCTATATGTCCTTGTACTAAAAGGTCTTCTAATATAAGATCGCCGTTTGCAAATGTGTCATGCATCCAAACTGCTTTATGTCTAGCGTTAGCTGTGATTGCTGAATATCTTTGAGGATTATATCCTTCAAACTGTTTGTATAAGTTAGGTGTTATAAAAGGAATTATAGTTCTTAATGAAATTACAATATCAAATTTAAAATCACTTTTATAATCTAAAATAGTATTGTCAAAGTATTGTACACCATCGTAAGTGCCTTCTCTTGCAAGGTTTGAATCTTTATTACAGTTATTGAAAATGGTTACTTTGAAACCTAACTTTGTTAGTTCTTTGGCCATCAAGATAGTCGCAGACTCGCTACCACCAAGGCCTCTTTTCTTTAATGTATCTCCGTCATACGGAAGACCAATTATATCTAAAAATGCAATAGAAATCATTTATTTAAATTACCAACTCACTACAGTTTATTTATAAATATACTATAACAGAATACTAAAAAAATGTCAATGCTTGGACATTAATATGAGGGAGATAAGTATCGCAATATGCCAGTAATTAAGAACGCCGGTGTTCGTGTCGGCCTAGGACGTATAGGTTACACAGGATCAGGAGGTCCAACAGGTTTTACAGGTTCCAAAGGGGCTGACGGAGCCGCTGGGTCACCAGGTGGTTATTCAGGTTCACAAGGTTTCACAGGATCAGTTGGTGCTCAAGGACCAGGTGGTGGTTACACTGGTTCAGTAGGTGCTGTAGGTTTTACAGGATCCTCAGGAGGTTTAGGGTACACAGGTTCATCTGGTACAGTTGGTTTCACTGGTTCAACAGGAGTAGGTTACACAGGATCAAAAGGTGCTGATGGTTCAGACGGATCAGATGGTGCTGTTGGTTTTACTGGTTCTACCGGAGCAGGATACACAGGATCAAAAGGTGACGCAGGTTCAACTGGCGCCACAGGTTTTTCAGGATCAAAAGGAGATACAGGTTCACAAGGTATACAAGGTGTAACAGGTTTTTCAGGATCAAAAGGTGACGCAGGCTCAGCTGGCGCCGTAGGTTTTTCAGGATCAAAAGGTGATCAAGGCGTAATAGGTTATTCAGGATCAAAAGGAGATACAGGAACAGCAGGTGCTGATGGTTCAGATGGCGCCGTAGGTTTTACAGGATCAATCGGTGTAGGTTACACTGGTTCAGCAGGTGCCACAGGTCCTCAAGGACCAGGTGGTGGTTATACTGGTTCAGTAGGTGCCGTAGGTTTTACAGGATCAGCAGGATCAGGAGGAGGAGATTCTCCTTTTGTATTTACAACTTCAGGAGATTATAGAACACTTACAGGTTATAAAGAAAGTGGTGTAACAAGTACAGTTAGAACAGCAGAATTTTCAGGTGATCTTTTAAGATTAACTTTAGCAACTTTTACTCCTTCATTTTCAGCTTCAGGTAATCCTTCAAGTACTAATAATTGGGATGTACCAGCAACAGGATTTTCTGTATCTGTAGATAATCCTAGTGACGTTACAAACGATTATATAAGTTCAGTTTACTCTATCACTCAAACAAGTGGAAGTGTTAACGGTACTTTAAGTAATTATTCAGCAGGAAGTAAATCACAAACACCAGCAGGTGGTGTAGATTGGAATCAAACTTTTACTGTAGACAATACAAACTCATATATTAGACCAATATCAACTAGTCGTACTGGAGGTTCGGCTGGTGCAACAATTAAATTTAATCATAATGACGGCAGTGAATCAGAATATACAGAATCAAATACAAGTTTTTCTGTAAATTGGTCAACAGCGTCTATGAGTTTATCTAAAAATAATGTTAGCGGAAAAACATTTTTAAAATCTTATGCTAGTACATCGTACTCTACTAACACAAGTGGTATATCAAATTCAAGTAACACTTCACATGCTTTAACAGCAAGTGGTGGTACTTTGAGTACAAATTCAGGAAGCGGATATGTGAGTGGGACATTTACATTTACATCACCTATACACAAAGACAATACAAGCGATACACGTACTGTCTCAAATACGTGTACGTTCACAAGACCTGTTGATGTAACAGGCACCTCATATACGACAGATCAGTCGTCAACAACAAGCAACGTATCTGCCTCATTTACGTATCCGTCTTTCTGGATCTGGACAACAGGAGTAGGAACACCTCCAGCAGTTGCCGATATAATAGATGATTCAACATCTACAGGTTTTGAATCGGCAGTTAATCAGTTGGCAGATCAAACAAGAACATTTTCAGTACAATCAGTTAATAATTCAGATTCAAATCCTAGAGCATTTTGGTTTGCTGTTAAAAATTCAGCGTCTCAACCTGGTACATTTAAAACAGGTGCAAGTGCAGGATTATTAAGTGATGTTAGTACAACAGATGGTGGAACAATTACACTAGTACCCGATTCACCATTATCAGGACAAACAGGAGAAAGTTATCATTTATATGGATTTACTTTACAACCAGGAACAACTTACGTGGAGATAGGAGCATAGTATGGCTACAAATTACGATGGTCTAACACGAAACGTCTGGCCAGGAACATGGAGTACCGGCACTAACTCGCCTATCGTTATAGATACGGAAGTTAGAGGTACACTTCAAAGTATTTCTGGTGATAGTGGAGATAGATTAACAGATATTCCAGGTGCAAGAATAACAGAGGGTATGTTAGTATATGTTAAAAATGGATATACTTCAGGTTCAACTACATACACAGCAGACAAATATTATACTTACAAACTTCAAGGTAGTGAAGTACGTAGTAGCGTTACAGGTGCAGTGCCAAATGCCGACGCCAACTGGTCATTATTCAGTGTTGGTGGTGGATCAGGTTATACAGGATCAGCCGGCGCTATAGGTTTTACAGGATCAGCAGGTGCTGTAGGTTTTACAGGATCAGCAGGCGCTATAGGATATTCAGGATCAAAAGGTGATCAAGGTACTGTAGGTTTTTCAGGATCAAAAGGAGATACAGGAACAGCAGGTGCTGTAGGTTTTTCAGGTTCAAAAGGTGATCAAGGTACTGTAGGTTTTTCAGGATCAAAAGGTGATCAAGGTACTATAGGTTTTTCAGGATCAAAAGGAGATACAGGAACAGCAGGTGCTGTAGGATTTTCAGGTTCAAAAGGAGATTTAGGATATTCAGGATCAAAAGGTGACGCAGGTTCAGCCGGCGCTGTAGGTTTTTCAGGATCAAAAGGAGATACCGGTACAGCAGGTGCTGATGGTTCAGATGGTGCTGTAGGTTTTTCAGGTTCAAAAGGAGATATAGGATATTCAGGATCAAAAGGTGATCAAGGTACAGTAGGTTTTTCAGGATCAAAAGGCGATCAAGGTATAATTGGTTATACAGGTTCAATAGGTTTTTCAGGATCAAAAGGTGATCAAGGTGTAATAGGTTATACAGGTTCAGAGGGAAATTTAGATGTAGCAGTTGCTTCAACTCCTCCAGGTTCAGCAGGTATTGGTGACGTTTGGATTGATGACGCAACAGGTATTCAATACTTCTACATGAACGATGGTAACAGTAATCAATGGGTAGAATTAAGTAACCAAGGTGTTGTAGGATTTACAGGTTCATCTGGTGCTAGCACATTATCTGCTCTTACAGACGTAACTATTAGTACACCACAAAAAGGCCATACTTTAGTTTATGATGGTTCAGGTTGGGTACAAACACAAACTCCAATTTCACAATTTGTTGTAACAGCCAATGGTTCAAGTGCATACAGATTTGATGGTGCAGGATTCCCTAGTACAAGTGGCGATAATCCTACTATCTACCTTAAAAAAGGTCAAACATATTACTTTAGAAATACAACTAGTGGACATCCATTTAGAATACAATCTACTACAGGTACAGGTGGAACAGTATATAATACAGGTGTTACTGATAATAACGCCTCGGGATCAACAGGTGTAGTTATATTTCATGTTCCTATGAGTGCTCCTGCGACATTGTACTATCAATGTTCATCGCATGGTTCTATGGTAGGAACAATTACTATAGTTTAATTAAAAACTATTGTATTATTAACAGATTTGAAGAAGAATTATATTATAAATAGATGTAGAAAAGAAACGAAATACTTTTCTTGCAAGAATTATACTATTGACGAAATTGAATTTTTTAATTAAAAAAAACAATAATAAATTAGGAGACAAACAAAATGGCAATTAACTTTCCAAATAGTCCCTCGTTAAACGACATATACACTCTCGGTACAAGACAGTGGAAATGGAACGGTAACGGTTGGGCACTACAGCCTCTTACAGCAGGTTTCACTGGATCAATCGGTTATACTGGTTCTAAAGGTGATATCGGGTATACAGGTTCTAAAGGGGATACTGGTTTAGGCTTCAACATTGCGAAGACATATACTAGTGTCGCTAACTTATCAGCGGATACAAGTCCATCAGGCATAGCTACTGGTGAATTTGCTATCATTGAAAATGGGTCATTAACAGACTCAGAAAACTCTAGATTATACCTATGGAACGGTTCAGCATACTCATTCGTATCTGACCTTTCAGGTACAATTGGTTTCACAGGTTCTAAAGGGGACACTGGTTTCACTGGTTCAAAAGGTGATATTGGTTTCACAGGATCTAAAGGTGATATTGGTTTCACTGGATCAAAAGGTTTCACAGGATCAAAAGGTGACATTGGTTACACTGGATCTAAAGGGGACATTGGTTTCACAGGATCTAAAGGGTTCACAGGATCAAAAGGTGATACAGGTTTCACAGGATCAAAAGGTGACATTGGTTACACTGGATCTGAAGGTAATCTTGATATTACAACATCAGCTTCTCCGCCAACTTCAGGCGTAGGCGAAGGCGATATCTGGGTAGATAACGCAACTGGTGTTCAATACTTTTACTACAATGACGGTAATTCAGTACAATGGGTAGAGCTTTCTAACCAAGGTGTTGTTGGATTTACAGGATCAAAAGGTGACCAAGTAGACACTGTTGATTCAAGTAACTTCAGCTCAGCTGTAACTTTACTAATCAAAAATAGTTCAGGTACTACATTAAAAACAATCATAGGTAACGCTTCATAGTAAGCAGAGCAAATAAGGAGAAATAAATAATGGCAACAAGAAACCCGCTAATATACAACGGTAGTGATCTTATTGAAATGACTTCAGCTCAGGTTGACGCAGTGGTAGATAATATTGTTTATCAATATTCTCTATCGCCGTCAGTTACGTTATCAGTAGTAGGTTCAAGTGGCTCTTTAGGAGCAATTTCTGATACTAGATTAAAAGCAGGTACTGTTTCTAACAGTTCATCTTCTTTTCCAGGATCAGGTACAACACAGAACCCTCAAACTGTAACGACAAACTATGACAAAGTTAGTCAGACAGTTGCTTCGGTTACACCGACAGCTGACACAGGTACAACATGGCCGGTATACTACACAAGTGGTGGTGAAGTTCATGCTATGCCTTTAGCAGATATTAAGGACACGTTCTTACATCCTGCTATTGACTTACTTACAGCGAGTACAACTACAACGCAACAAGGTGGTACATATTTTATATCATCTTCAGCGTCTGTTAGTGGTGCTACTGAAGTTAGTGGTGCAAACACACCAATATTCGTAGACACAAGAGCCAACACTGGCGCTTATGCTGCTGGATCAATTGGTGACCACTCATTGGATAACCCAACTACGATTACTAGTTACTATTTACAAAGAGTAAATGGTGCTACGTCATCTTACGAAAGTCTAATGAATATAGACGGCTCAAATCACTTACAACAATCTGGTTCAGCTTTTGATACTTTGTGTCAAGAGTGGATTAGAGCGACTGCAAGTGCTTCAACAGACGGATATACTATTAGATACAACTTTAATGGTTCTGGTACTACAAGAGGTTCAGGTATGGCTAACACTATACTTGATGGTTCTAATTACCAAACTAGACAAGTTGGTGATGACTACAGAGCGCAAGAGTTTCCAGCAGGTTCGGTAACGACAGCTGCAACTCACACGCTAAAGATTGTTAAAGCATAATAATCTATAGTAATCAAAGAAAAAGATTAACCCCCG